GATGAGTTTGAGGCAAACACACTTTGGGAGTCTGCTCTTAGATTCCGGCAAGCTTGCCTAGATCTAAAGATGCCTGACTGGGATGGGTCTAACTCAACGCTAGAAACTATCAGAGCACTTAGTCCTAACATCGAGGATGGCGAGGCTGACCTGGATGAGCTTGGGGTGCATTACTTCAACGCTGTGCAAGATTACGAGAAGGCTAACAAGCTAATGACAGACCTCAAGGCTAGAGTTATCAAAGCAATGGAAGGTAAGAAGCGAGGCATCATCTACGGCGAGCACCTGCTCAGTCTTAGATCAAGAGCCGGTGGAGCACCTTACTTGCACCACGAGAAGGGAAAGTAAATGGCACAGTTCAACCTCAACGATTACGAAACAGTCGAGCAACGCATCAAGCGTTTCTACAAGGACAACCCTGACGGCAGAATCATCACCGAGAACCAGACAACGCTGCAAGACCGACAGGTAAGCACCTGGGTAGTCATGGCAAGCGTGTACCTAAACAACGAAACCGACAAGCCAAAGGCAACAGGTCTGGCTTTTGAGGTTGATGGTCAAGGCATGGCTAACAAAACATCTGCACTAGAGAACGCAGAAACTTCTGCCATCGGTAGAGCACTAGCTAACGCCGGATACTCAGGCAACAAGCGAGCCACACGCGAGGAGATGGCCAAGGTTGCAAGGGATAAAAAACCAAGTGCAACTGCAAAAGACTGGCTTGCAATGGCAGCAGAATTAGGCAATGACCTTGATGGTTTACGCTTGCTATACAGCGAGGCCAAGACTGGTGGGGCTGACACAGCAACGCTAGACAAGATCAAGGACATCGCCAATGGACTATCAGGCTCAAAGGATTCTGCTTAGTTCCATACTCGAAGTGCAAGAGTGTCTGCATGAGCAATACGAGAAGGGTGAGCTAGACATCCTCACCGACCTATGGCGATTACAAAGAGAGAAAGCTAGAAGGCTAAGAGATGGAAATTATTACACCAAGCCACATAGTCCAGGAGCTACAACGCCTGACAAGCGAGATGGACAAGGGGGCTAATGCCCTTTATGACGCAGAGTGCAAGATGGCAGATGCTGAGGCTGCTTATGACAAGGCTGTGTCTTTAGCCTTTATCAACAACGCTGGGACTGTGGCAGACCGGCAAGCTGTGGCTAAGTTGCAAGCGGTAGAGGAAAAGCTAAAGGCTGACCTAGCCAAGGCCGAATACAACAGGGTCCGAACCAAGCTAAAAACCCTGTCAGATCAAGCCACAATGATGGCAGTTATCAGCAAAAATGTAGAAATACAGTGGAAACACGCCTAGCTGGTAGCCTACTTGGGTGATTGCCGAAACCTGCTCATGTGGGGCCAAGTTCAGGACCGATGAACCTGAGCCACTCAAGCTTGTCCGAGAGTGGAGAAGGCGACACACCTGCCAAGAGCAAGACATTGCCGACACACCTACCAGCGGTCTAGCAGACACACAGCTTGCAATGGGATTTCAACCAGGTGAGATGCCGGCAAAGAAACATGACCCTTGGGAAGATGATGAATAAAAAAGCGTTCCAAAAGTTTATAGATCGTGATAAGTGTTGCAGTCATTGTGGGACTACCGATGACACACTCATACCTCAGCATCGAGCCAACAGAGGCATGGGTGGCAGTAGAGCCTTAGACAGACCTAGCAACATCATTGTGCTTTGCAGTGCTGCCAACTTTATGCTTGAGTCCAACGCTCGGTTTGCCGAGATGGGCAGGTTATTCGGCTGGAAGCTAGAGCGACACCAGGTTCCAGAGTTCACCCCTGTTTACATGGGTGACGGCTGGTGGCTGTTAGATAACGACTTCAACAGGACACCGGTGCCAAATAACGACATCGAATACTTTTAGGGTGCTAAGGTAAAAACATAACTAAATAAAAAGGCCCCCCTGAGATAACTCAGAAGGGCCGATACCAACAACTGGACTGTTGGCATCCCTACTAATCATAGTGTGCCAACTCATTAGAGAAAGGCACATTTTATGTTTAACTGGGAGAACAAAACACTCGCCGAGGTATTAGCAATGTACGGCGGAAACATCTTTATGGCAGAGATGGATTACCGAGCTATGGGCTTGACCCCTGGCGATTGGGTAATGCTAGTCAAAGAGGGCTACGATAACAGAGTCGTAAGCCCAACAGTAATGATGCTGATGGCTGAGAGAGCAGAAGCGTCATGCCTCTAATTCGAGGGCACCACACCTTTGATGACCACTTCACCCAGATTCCTAACGACTGGGTAAGAGATTCTCGATTGACCCTAAAAGCCATTGGGCTACTAACGCAACTAATGAGCCACCGACCTGGTTGGAACATGAGCGTAAGCAGCTTGGCTAGGTTCAATAAGACCGGAGTGGACACAATCAAATCGGCAGTCAAAGAGCTTGAACTCTATGGCTACCTAACTAGATCAGGTAAGCAAGAACACAACGATGACGGAACCTTTGCCGACTTTGTTTGGACTACTGCTGACCCGTTCCAAAACCCCGATACGGTGAAAACCGTCAACGGTAAACAGGACACAAAGAACACTATTACTAAAGAACAACAACCTATAAAGAATAAACAAGAGAATACAGATACTGGATTTGATAAGTTCTGGGAGCTTTACCCTAAACGAATCGCTAAAGCTGATGCCCTAAAAGCCTGGAACAAAGCAATAAAGAAAAAAACCGCTGATGAGCTGATTGCACTAACCAAGGCCTATTCCGAAAGTAAGCTACCCGACATGACCTACATTCCCTACCCAGCCTCATGGCTGAACAAAGGACTCTACGAAGCTGTTGAGGTCCAAGAAAACAAACCACTGCAAAAGCTAAAGATTGGCAAGTGGCATGACTGACTTCGAGCTATCGGTAATCGGCTCAATCCTGCTGACCAACGGCAAGGCACTCGATGACCTGACCTTGGCACCGGATGACTTCCTAGATCCAAGCCACGAGATCATCTACAAGACCATGCTTGAGATGAAGCTGCATCGGAACCCGATAGATGTTGTCACAGTCGGGGCTAGATTGCCAAAGCTTGCCAGCTACTTGCATGACTGTGTGACTGCAACCCCAACCGCTGTAAGTGTGAACTTTTACGCCAGCAAAGTTGTCGAGGAAAGCACCAGACGCAGACTAAGCACCACCGCTGCTGTTATCAGCGAAACAGCCAAGCACTCTGACCTTGCAGAGGTAATGGAAAAGGCTAAGAAAAGCATTGACGGAATCATCGAGCGAAACATTGCAGTCAAGCCAAGCTATGTTGATGACGAACTTATCCCTTACCTAGATGAGCTAGACAAGCCACGCAACTATCCATTGACACCTTGGGAACAGCTAAACAACATCATCGGGGGATTGCGACCAGGTGCTCTATACATCATCGGAGCTCGACCAGGTGTGGGTAAGACAATCGTTGGAGTGCAGTTAGCTTGGCACTTGTCTAAGACTGGTCCTGTATCGTTCCACAGCCTTGAGATGGGCAAGTCCGAACTCTACAACCGCATCATCGCTATGGAAGCTTCTGTCTATCTCGGCAACATTGAAAAGGGAACCATTAGAGATTACGAGTGGCAAAAGATAGCTCAAACAATTAGGCAGACGAAACACGAGCTTGCCATCCATGACAAGTCAGGGCAAACCATCCAGCAGATTAGGGCACTAGCTAACAGCGTGAAGTCTGACGGAAAGCTCAAGGCGATTGTCGTTGACTATCTTGGCTTGATTCAGGACACAGAAAAGGGCCGAAAGCGATATGAGATGATTACCGACATCTCCATCGGGCTAAAGAACCTTGCCAGAGATCTTGAAGTGCCGGTCATCGCACTAGCCCAGCTCAACCGAGGACCAGAGCAACGAAAGAACTCAGAGCCTGACATGGCAGACCTTAGAGATTCAGGTGGAATTGAGCAGGATGCCGATGTTGTTATCTTGCTGCACCGAGAACAGGTAGAGGGCGACATGGAGTGGGAGCGTTCCCAGATGATTCTGAATGTGGCTAAGAACCGACATGGCACTACAAATAAAGCGTGGCTCAAGTTCGAGGGTCATCATGCCAGAGTTGTCGAAGGCTAAGATTATGGCGTGGATGACAATGTGGCACTGTGTTGCCGATGTGGTGCTACCTGGAAGGTCAACACCCATAAGCGAAAGAGGAAAGACCTCAAGTGCCAGTCCTGCCGGATGCATCGAGCCTTGGTCATCAAGTACGGCTCTGAAAAGTGCATCCCTTGGCAAGGCGAGTTTGACAAGGCAACCCTTACTGTGCCAATCTTTGATGGCCAGCCTGTCTTACCTGGCATTAGATCCTGTGGCCACACAGACTGCACCAACCCCAATCATGTCTTAGGTGACCACTAGAGTAAACAAATCAACAAGAGATAAGGAAAAAGAGATGGCAAGTATCAAAGTAAAGGGCACAGTCACCAAAGTATTTTGGGAAGGCAAAGGCCTAAGCATTACAGAGTCCTACAAAGCTAAGTCAGGCGAAACAGTTGAGAAGCAATACACAGTCTGGCTAAAAGCACCAACCACCTATGACATTGGCGATGAGCTAACTGTTGAGGGGCTTTACTCAGCCGAGATCGAGGCTTGGACTAACTCAGATGGCACTCCAAAGCTAAACCGCAATGGCGAGCCTGGACAGTCAATCAAGGTAAGCATCAACAACCCTTACATCACTCCAGCCGACCCAGCTCAGATAGTCAAGTCGTTGTTTGAGCCAACCCACGAGCCAAGCCCCTTTTGAAAAATCTCCGATGGCTAGTCCCAGCACTAACGGCTGGGGTGCTGTTTAACCTATCGCTCAACACCACTAGCGTTCTTGGTGGTCTGGGGCTGGCCTTCGGTCTTATCTACGCCATTGCTGCCATACTTGGAGCATGGGAACTACATGGCAGAGGTAAGCTTTAGCATCACCGGCGATCCTGCCAGCCAAGGCTCACACGCAATAATGCAAGGCCGAATAGTCCAGGTCAACAGCAAGAAACATAAGGCTTGGCGAACTGCCATAGTCAACGAGGTCATTGCGACCTTGCCCCCAAACTGGGAGCCAATAGACGGCCCCTGCGAGCTGCTAGTCAATTTCTATATGCCAAGAGGTAAATCTGTGAGTCGGGGGTTGCCTACTGTAGCCCCCGACCTCTAACGGCCCGACAAACTTTTGAGAAGTGTCGGCGATGCCCTAGCCATAGCAGGGGTCTATACCGATGACAGCCGCATTGTCAGGATCTCTGCCCGAAAGCTCTACGCCCAAGGCATCGAGCCAGGGGCCACAATTACTGTCAAAAGCCTAGAATAACGACACGCCGAAAAAGGCAAAAAAACCTAAAAATCTCCCAAAAAACTCAAAAAACAGGTATAGAGTTTAGACATGGCCCAAGGGGGGCCGGTTAGGAGATTCAAATGAAAGGTTGGCTACTTACAGTCAGCGTGTTTCTATCCTTTGGCATGACACTTGCCATCCAAGAATACAGCGTGACACTCGGCTACCTGATTGGCTGTGTGCTACTTGCAATTCACTTCCTAGTTATCGCACTTTGGTTTACACGCAAGGGTGCCAGATGAATAAGAAACATCTCGCACAAGTCCTAGAGGAAGCAAGGCTCTGGACTAACGCCGAGTACGAAGCTAAAGGGGGCAACCCTGAAACTGACAAGTATCACATTCAGAAACAACTTGCCAGGCTAACCCTGCTGCAACACATCCAAGACACCTACATAGAACAGAGAGAAAATGGCCAACTATAACCCTGAACCAATCGAGTTTGCAGTCATGGACTACAACCCGAACCAATACAACTTTGGTGTGGCTAAGTCAGACGGCATCTACATGGGCCGAAAACTTATGAAAGATGAAGTCCTAAGACTCATCAAGGCTGCCTATCCTCAGCCAACCAAAGCAATCACAATCATCATTGACCTAATCGAAGGGGTGCCAGTTGATACAAATAGCAGTTTCTCAGATTCCACAAGATAAGCTCGCTGCCTACATCAAGGGCAGGCGTGATGAGCAGAAGGCAGTTGAGTCGCTTATCCTGGCGATGCAAGTTGGCCGCACTCTCGACATTGCAACAGGCCACATGATCATGGGCTACCTTGCAACCATTGACAGAAGGCCAAAGGTAGAAGCATGAGTGAGCTACAGGACATCATCGCAACCAGCTCCATTAGGGCTTTCAATCATGGAGTCAAACACGAGCGAGAGCACATCATTAGGTTGCTGGCAGAAACAAAAGACCAGACCCTTTGCACTTGTCATGGCTGTGAGGAATGGATGAACGCTCTTGACTATGTAATCGCCAGGATAGAAAACAAAATCCATGACTGACTACGAGATGGGCATAAACCAAGGCAAGCGACAAGAGCGTGAGGCCATCCTTGAATACATTGTCTTTCACCCAGAGGCAACACTCAATGACATCGTTGAGGAAATCCAATACAGGTACAACTATGACGAGCGACTAAGACTAGGGGGTATGCAATGGGACTCACTATTCAAGAGATCGAGCTAAGGCTAGAGCTACTGAGCATCGAGCTTGCAGAGTTAGCCAAGATAGTCAACGAGATTGAGGAGAGGTGGAAGTGTTTAGATCTTACGAGCGAAAAGCCCTAAAACGCAGAAGTGTTGACATCTGGTACAAGGGCTACGCTGCCGGATACAGAGATTCACACCATGACACCTTGGAGTTCTTTACCGAGCAGGTAATCTCCGAGATCCACGAGGATGCAGTCCTGAGCATGACAGCCGACTTAGACACACTAGAACGCATTGTCGAAATCATCGAGGCGGTGAGGGACAATGGGGAAACACATCGGCACGAGAGCAAGGACTAACTGGTTATTCCAGCTACGCTATTACAGGTACAGGATTCACTTTTACATCGGCAGACTTGTCAAGGCTTACATCTCACGAGGCAGACACTAAGGGGGCAGAAATGCTTGAAGGGCTTACACCACCAAAGAAACAGCCAGCTTGTAAAGTTAGGACTGTGATTGAATCGCTAGAAACAAAAGACCAAGAGATACTAAAAGAAGCACTTGCCAATCCAGAGTGGCCACACTCGACATTGACACATGAGCTAAACAAGCGAGGCATCACAATCAGCGAGCAACCGGTTCGCACTCACAGAATCGGAAGGTGCAGCTGTGTTAGAAAATCTTGAGCCAACCCCAAGGATTACGGCCCCAAAGGATTGGCGACCTGCTGTTGAGTTTGACGGTACCAATGGACAGGCTACAACCCCACCGACAACTGGCGACCAGCCAGACTTCACCCAGTTTCTAATAGACCAAGGCTTTGACCCTGAGAGAGTAGAGATCTATGGTCCTGTTAGAACTTCACGCTGGCAACAGCGAGAGGGTGGGGACTGGCTGGTTAGCTGGCGGTTCAACTTCCGCAACAAGACAGAAGCAGACATTGACTTGCCAACCCTTTATGCCCAGGCAAAGCGAGCAGTCAAAGTTGCAAAGCCAAAAGAAAAGAACGACAAAGCTGTTGTTGTTTGTTGGTCAGATACTCAGACAGGTAAAGCCGGTGACATCAGAGGCGGAACCCCTGAGCTAATCGAACGCATTGCAGAAAAGCAAGCAAGGCTAGATGACTACCTGAAACAAGAAAAGCCAGACCACATCTACTTCCTAAATGTTGGAGATAGCATCGAGGGCTTTGAGTCAGGTGGAAACCCTAACAGGACCAACGACCTAAGCCTTATGCAACAGGTTGACCTTGAGGCTACCTTTGAGTGGGAAACACTAAAGCTACTTGCCAAGCACGCACCGATAACAGCAGCATCAGTCGGATCTAATCATTGTGCCTGGAGACAGGGCAAGCTCAAGCTCGGCACTCCAACCGATGACTGGGGCATCCACATCCAACGACAACTTGCAAGGCTGGCTCAAGAGGTAGGTCTGCCGGTTAGATTCTTTGAGCCACAAGCCAACGATGAATCACTTGCCCTAGATGTTTGGGGCGATAACCAGATGATCCTTGGGCTAGTGCATGGACACCAAGCAGCTCGACCTGACGGCATTGTGCAGTGGTGGCGAAACCAGTCGCATGGCAACCAGCCGGTCAAAGATGCAGACATCTTGATACATGGCCACTTCCATCACCTAACAGTCAAAGAATCAGGCAGACGCAATGACCATAGCCGATGGGTTATTCAATGCCCAACACTCGATGCCGGTTCAAGCTGGTACAGACTTGGGATGGGTGGCGATGACAGCGATCCTGGACTGTTAGTATTCCCTTTAGTCAAGGGCCAACACTTTACCGGTACTGTTTACAAACTCTAAGAGAGGCAACAATGAACAAAGACTCAGAAGTCCTAGTAGCTGGTGGCGGTGGCTTTATCGGTGGATGGCTAGTTCGCTCACTACACGATCAGGGCTACACCAATGTACGAGTAGTTGACAGCAAGCCAATGAGCAACTGGTATCAGGTCTTTGATGACTACGACAACCAGGTACTCGATTTGAAGGATGCTCAAAATTGCAAGACAGCAATAAAGGGAAAAAACCAAGTATTCAACATGGCAGCAGACATGGGTGGCATGGGCTTCATCGAGCTACACAAGGCCGAGTGTATGTTGTCAGTCCTAATCAACACCAACCTGCTAGAGGCTGCTAAAGCCGA